GATTGGGTAAGGCCCGCACTGAGACGGGCCTGCTTGATTGATTGGGGGGAGATCATGCTTGCACCACCAAGATCGGCATGCGGCGGCGCGGATGGTACAGCTCGAACCCATAAACACTATGAAAATTTTTCAAGCCGAGACTTTTCGCGGTCTCGGATAAAATCAGGTTCCGCTTCCCGAACGGTAGCCCATCAGTGGCGTATAAAACGGCTTTATAAACTGCTTTCTTCATTTCAATTTTCATCTCTCTATCCTCTGTGTGTGTGGTAGAATTTGCTTACACCAAACGGATTCTGCTGTTACTGGTCACTGCTTTTTCCACGCCGCTACGCGACAGTGAAACAAAAGCTGATGGAAAGGGATACCATTGCAGCGATACGACAGATTTCGGCGCTCTTAAATACACCTTCTCATTATCAATCTTAACAACCGTAAAATTTGTATTAATCGTTTGTAAAAGATGTGGAAAACTGACTGCCACTTTATCGCCTAGTTTCATCTTCCTATCTCCTATGTGTGTAACCGTTATTGATTACGATGGGATTAGTATACAGAGTATGTAGACAGATGCAATAGGGAATATCAATTATTTTTGATTGGAAGCACTGGTATTTCATCCAGTAAAATCACTACACAAAACACAAAAACGGGTATACAATCACCTCACAAGCCGCGTAATCACTAGCAAAAATGTGCACCAATCACCAAAACGCGTATAAAGGCCCAGAATCAATGAAACGATTAAGCCATATCAGCACAAGGGCAAGCCTCTCAAAACTCAACCAGCGCCCTCATACGCAGTCAATTCCAGCCATACCCCAATCCACTGTAAATATTCACATGGCTTTCCATACAGCATAATGCGTACAGGCAGACCAACCGGCTATACTCCTGAAGTGGCTACTGAAATATGCCAAAAGCTCGAAGAAGGCATTCCGTTGCGTGAGATATGCAGACAAGAGAACTTTCCAGCGTGGCGAACTGTTTATGATTGGATGGTAAGAGATGAACACCTTTCCGCATCCATCGCGCGCGCACGGGAATTGGGGCAAGATGCTATTGCTGAAGATACGCTGCAAATAGTTGATTCTGAACCAGAAAGAGGGCCAGACGGAAAGATTGATGCGGCATGGGTGCAGCTTCAAAAGGTGCGCGTTGAACAGCGTTTAAAGCTATTGGCGAAATGGAATCCGAAGCGATACGGCGACCGCGTGCACACTGAGCATTCAGGCGTTGTAGGCTTAACTAACCTGACTGATGATGAGCTTGACCGCAAAATCGCTGAGCTTGAGCAGGCGAAACGGCTCATAAATCCGTAACTATTATCGATTTCCCGCGTGTTTATACTCAACTATTGATTTTCAGGTGGTTTTGGCATGACTGCGGGGCAATCGGCAAAGCAATTCGGGTTTAGTTCATTGCGTGAATTGAGCCTGTTATCCGGTGTCAGTGAAGGCACGTTGCGCAATTGGCACAAGCAGAAGCCGGTTACATTCAAGACGATCATGTATGGAGCCTGGATACTCAAGGCGAGGGCATGAATAAAGCTCAGAAGATCGAATACGCGACACTGCTAGAGGAGCGGATCAAGCGGGATGCGGTTAATGCGCTACCTCGGTTGCTGTCTAGCCTGTACCCGTGGCAATCCCGGTTTGTCTCTGCAACAAAAGATCACCTCGCCTGCTTGCTTATGGCGGCAAACCAAGTCGGCAAAACCAGAACAGGTACGGCTATCGATGCCGTCCATCTGACTGGAGATTACCCTGATGACTGGCAAGGTCACCGGTTCGACTTCGCGCCCATGTGTTGGTTGCTTGGCTTCTCAGGCGAAAAGACTAGAGACCTTCTACAGCGTAAGCTTTTCGGTCGATTGTCTAACGGTCAATTCTCCGGCGGTCTGATCCCAAGCGAGCGCATTGTCGATTACATATCCATGTCAGGCACATCAGGTGCTTGTCGTGAGGTCAGGGTAAGGCACAATCTAGGCGGTATCTCTATCTGTCAGTTTTGGTCTTATTCGCAAGGTCAACATGCTTTGATGGGTGATGTTGTAGACTACTATCACATTGATGAAGAGCCCGAGGATGCAGAGATATATCCACAGGTTATCACCCGCACACTCAATGGCGACCGAGGCAAAGGTGGTAGAGGTATCCTCACACTCACACCTGAGAACGGAAAGACTGAGCTAGTCTCAAGCTTCATGGATGACGAGAGCGGGACGAAGTACATGCAGACAGCGACTTGGGAAGATGCGCCTCACCTGGACGAGCAGACAAAGCGGACTATCCTTGCCGCCTACCCTGCCTATCAGCGCGATATGCGGTCAAGAGGCATCCCATTGATGGGTTCGGGGTTGATATTCGAGCACGCAGAGGAAGCGATAACGTGCAAGCGGTTCGAGATACCCGATCATTTCTTTATGCTCAATGGCATGGACTTTGGATGGGATCACCCACAGGCGCATGTTCAGATTGCGATTGACCCGGATAGTGCTACCCTTTACGTCACTAACGCATGGAGATCAAGCAAGAAGCAACCCTTCGAGGCGTGGCAATCGGTGAAGGCATGGGCGCAAGGTGTGCCGACTGCATGGCCCCATGACGGCAATCAACATGAGAAGGGTTCGGCAAGGCAGCAGATGGATTACTATTCGGAGGCTGGATGGATTATGCTTGATGACCATGCCACGTGGCCCGATGGTAGCAATGGGGTTGAGGCGGGGCTGGTCAAGCTGAATGAGTTGATGGCGACAGGCAAGTTCAAGGTCTTTGCCGATTTGCATGAGGTGATTTCGGAGATTCGGGAGTATCATCGCAAGGCAATGCCTTCTGGGCTGAGTCAGATAGTGAAAAAGGGTGATGATTTGATTGATGCGATACGGACTGCGTTTATGATGGCGCGATTTGCTGAACAGAAGTCTGCGCTGAATCCGGTAGTTGAAGAATACGACGACTTTGAGCAGCGGAAGCACACTGCGAATGCACTAGGGTACTGAGATGAATAGAGAAGAATTGGAATTCAAAGCGCAAGAGTGGAGCAAAAAGATTGAAGACATAGTCGTTGAAATGGCCTCTGTAACTACGCCTGACGGCTTTTTTGTTTATTTTACTCATGTTGGGATTGTGGATTCATTTAACGAGAGTCTAAAACAACTCCAAGAAAGACATGCAGTGGCGGTGCGTTTCTTGCGCTATGTTGAAGGGTCACGGGAAAATTGCGAATGAGCATTAAGCGATTGATAAGCAACATCGGCAAGGTGAATCTTGCGGAGGGCGTGGATGAGACTACGCTCAACACGATAGGAGCACGTGTCAAGCGTATGTACGAGGCTGACTTTGAATCCATGTCTGACTGGATTAATGGTGTGGAGAAAGGCATTGAGTTGATGCGGCAGGAGTATTCTGGCAAGTCGTATCCGTGGGAGGGGGCGTCTAACTACAAAGACCCTATTCTTACCGAGGCTTCTACTGTATTTGGCGACAAGGCATCACTTGAGTTATTGCGTGCAAAGGACTTGGTATCGGCGGAGATTATCGGGCGTGACCCTGATGGGAAGAAGAAGGAGATTAGCAAGCGGGTAGTGGAGGCGATGAACTATCAGGTGAATCACGACATGGAGGGTTGGCGGGATGATCAAGAGCGCTTGTTCTACTGCCTGCCTGTTGTGGGGACTGTGTTCAAGAAGGTGCTGTATGACCCGCTGGAGAAGAAGTGCGAATCGATTGTGATTAACTACCCGGATTTTGTGATTAACCAGGCTACGAAGTCGATGCAGGTATGCCGGTCGTTTTCGCATGTGCTGGATTTTTCGGAGAGTGATATTGAGGAGCGGGTGCGGTGTGGGAAGTGGCTAGACCCTCGACCGACTGAGCTGGAGGATGGGATTGACGGGGATTTGGGGAGTAATGAGGCTGAGAAGGTAATTAATGCGCTTGATAACCCGCGCAAATTCATTGAGATGCAGACCTTTTACGACTTGGACGAGGACGATTACCATTGACCATTACTATCCAGTATTCGACTGGGAAGGTGGTTCGGATAATGCCTCGGTACGATGAGCGGTCGATTATCATTGCGGCGGGTGAGGGTGATGACAAACAGTACCGGCCTGCGTATGAGGTATTGGAGGAAGAAAAGGCGAAGCAGGTAGAGGAATTTGGGGGAGAGGGGATTATTGAGTTGGTGGGATTGCCGACTCCAGAGATTGACCCTGACCAGTACGAGCTGATTAAGGTAGAGCCGTTGGTGAATGTGGTGAAGTACGGGTTTATCACGGCACCAGACAATACCTTTCTGGATTTGGGTTATTCGCACTTGTTGGGTGCGTTGACGATGAACATCAATACGACGACGAACCAGATTAACGACCGCACCACGTTGAACATTTTGGGTGGTGGGTGGTTGGCGAAGGAATTTCGGGTAAAGCAGGGCTTTATGCGGTTCCGGATGGGGGAGTACAAACAGACAGAGGTTCCGGCTGAGAAATTGGCGAAGGGGATATTTCCGCAACCGTTGCAGGAGCCGTCCCAGACTGCGTACCAGATGCGAGCGGACATGCAACAGAGGGCTTCGGGGTTTCTGGCGGTGGTGGATGTGTCAGGGAAGATTCAGGCTTCGACT